CACTATCGGCGAAGGTGAGTTGATGGCTCATGATGTCCCTCTGGGATGCGCTCCGGATGAATATGATGATCTCATATCAGGAACTTGTTCGCACCTTCCCTAAGCCAGCGGGTACCGTACGGTGGCTACTGGCAGGAAAGAACGATGAAAATTTTACGCTATAAAGATAAATTACAGACTGCTTAAGCGTGATTTTTTTCGTTAACTTCACCAATAAAAATGCTACTCACCGTTGCGATACCTTTTTTCACTGGTAGGATTGGTCCTTTCTATTACTTATGGGAATAGGGATGTGATTAAGTTATTACCAATATTGGCAGCTATTATGCTTGCTGGTTGTGCAACTAAACCTGTTGCGAATGATCAGGCAAAAGACGTTCCATCAAAGCAAATTATCGATTCATATTTATTATCTCCAAAGACTGGAACAGGGAAGGTAATTATTAAACGCGACTCAGGTTTTATGGGAAGCGCCTGTATGAGCAGGGTCTATGTTGATGGTAAAGAGATTGCGGACTTAGATACCGCTCAAAAGGTAGTTGTATATCCATCTGTTGGCGAACATATTTTTAGTGCTTGGCCAAAAGGTATTTGCGGAGGTGGAATGAGTGAACAGTCTGGGAAGGTTACCGAAACAAAAACTTTGATTTATCGCATTGGTTACGGTACGAATGGTGACTTTGGTATACACCCTACTGCTTTTTAGTTAATTTCGCAGAATGTTAACCCACCGTAAGGTGGGTTTTTTATTTTGGAGATAAAAATGCAAGAAATAATGACGCAGATAGAATTGGGCGGTTTGCTTGGTAAATATTTTGGTAAAACACATCATCGTTTAATTAGTACTATTCATGAGGCGCCACGTGCTTTGGCCGCTACCATTAAAGGCTTTGAGCAATTCATGCTTTCCAGTAAACTCCGTGGATTAACTTATGCAGTATTCCGAGGGAAAAAGAATATTAAAGAAGATGATCTCGGTTTCCCAGTTAATGAAGAGATAATTCGTATTGTTCCGGTAATTATAGGAAGTAAAAAAGCAGGGTTGTTACAAACTATTCTGGGAGCTGCTTTGGTTGTTGTGGGGGCCGTAACTCAACAATATTACTTAGTAGCAACCGGTGTTTCTTTAGCTGCAGGGGGCGTAATCCAAATGCTTTCACCCCAGCCTGCCGGGCTCGCCAGCAAACAGGATGCCGATAACCGTGCTTCCTATGCGTTCGGCAGTGTGACAAATACAGCCACGCAGGGCTACCCGGTGCCTCTGTTGTACGGCAAGCGCCGCATCGGGGGTGCTATTATTTCTGCCGGGATCTATGTCGAAGACCAGCAATAAAAACACCTCAATTTAATAACCGCCTCCGGGCGGTTTTTTTATGGGCGAAATATGGCTAAAAAGATTCAGGGGCGCAAAGGTGGCAGCTCCAGTTCCCGCACGCCGACGGAACAGCCTGACGACCTCCAGTCGGTCGCGAAAGCAAAAATCCTGCTGGCGCTGGGTGAGGGCGAATTTTCTGGCGGCCTTACCGGACAATCTATTTTTCTGGATGGTACGCCGCTGCTGAATGCTGACGGTTCGTCAAATTTCAGCGGTGTGGACTGGGAATTTCGTGCAGGCACACAGGCGCAGACTTATATTCAGGGAATGCCCGGCAGTGAAAACGAAATCAGCCTGGGCAATGTGGTTGTTTCCAGCGCTTCGCCGTGGACCCGAACGCTGACTAACGCGCTGCTTTCTGCTATTCGCCTGCGTATCAAATGGCCTTCAATTTTCAAGCAGGAGGATGATGGCGATCTCGTTGGGTATACCATCAATTATGCGATAGACCTGCAGACGAACGGCGGTGCATTTCAGACGGTAATCAATACATCTGTAACGGGGAAGACGACCAGCGGTTACGAGCGTAGCCACCGCATCAATTTGCCAGCCGGAGCCACAACATGGACGGTTCGCCTGCGTAAAATCACTGCAGATGCGAACAGTGCAAAAATCGGCGATTCAATGACGTTGCAGAGCTACACAGAGGTCATCGACGCAAAATTGCGTTACCCGAATACCGCTCTGTTGTATATCGAGTTCGACTCCAGTCAGTTTAATGGTTCTGTCCCGCAGATTTCATGCGAGCCGCGCGGTCGCGTTATCCGTGTCCCTGATACCTATGATCCTGAAACACGCACCTACAGCGGTACATGGTCAGGGGCGTTTCGGTGGGCGTGGACCGACAACCCGGCATGGATTTTTTATGATCTCGTCGTGAGTGATCGTTTTGGTCTTGGCGACAGACTGACGGCAGCTAACATCGATAAATGGATGCTGTACCAGGTTGCGCAGTACTGCGATCAGCTTGTCCCTGACGGGAAAGGCGGTGATGGTCTGGAGCCCCGCTACACCTGCAATGTTTATGTGCAGGACCGTAACGATGCATACACAGTCATGAGGGATTTTGCGGCTATTTTCCGGGGTATGACATACTGGGGCGGCAATCAGATTGTTGCCCTGGCTGATATGCCGCGTGATGTCGATTACAGCTACACCAACGCAAATACCCTTGACGGTAAATTCACATACAGCAGCAGCACCTCAAAAACCCGGTATACCACTGCGCTGGTTTCATACTCCGACCCGGCGAACGGCTATGCCGATGCAATGGAACCTGTCTTCGAGCAGGATTTGGTGCGTCGCTTTGGCTATAACCAGCTTGAACTGACGGCTATCGGTTGCACCCGGCAATCCGAGGCAAACCGTAAGGGGCGCTGGGGCATTCTGACCAATAACAAAGACCGCATTGTGACGTTCTCCGTTGGTCTTGACGGGAATATCCCGCAGCCGGGATACATCATTGCTGTCAGTGACAGGGACCTGGCCGGAAAAGTGACCGGTGGTCGCATCAGTGCGGTAAGTGGTCGGGTACTGACACTCGACCGCGTACCCGATGCCGTCGCGGGTGATCGCATTATGGTGAACCTCCCGACTGGCGCATCACAGAGCCGAACCATTCAGGCTGTCAACGGAAATAAAGTCACCGTTTCGACGGTGTTCTCTACAACGCCGGAGGCACAGGCGGTGTGGGTGGTTGAGTCAGACTCGCTTTATGCCCAGCAATACCGCGTCGTCAGTGTTACGGAAAATGACGACGGCACATTCACCATCGTGGGTGCCGCACACGACCCGGATAAATATGCCCGTATCGATACAGGTGCGATTATCGATCAGCGCCCGGTAAGCGTTATCCCTCCGGGTAATCAGTCTGCACCTTCGAATATCGTCATTTCCAGCTACGCCGTTGTGAATCAGGGGATCAGCCTGGAGACAATGCGTGTCAGTTGGGACCAGGCACCAAATGCTATTTCGTACGAGGCACAGTGGCGGCGTAACGATGGCGACTGGGTGAACGTACCCCGTAGCTCTACCGCGTCGTTTGAGGTGCCTGCCATCTATACCGGACGTTATCTCGCGCGGGTGCGGGCTATTAACGCGGCTGAAATTTCCTCCGGCTGGGGATATTCAACCGAAACAACACTGACCGGGAAAACAGGAAACCCGCCGAAACCTGTCGGTTTCACCGCATCGGATAATGTGGTTTTCGGCATTGAACTGAACTGGGGATTCCCTGCGAACACGGACGACACGCTGAAAACGGAAATTCAGTACAGCGCCACGGGGACGACTGATGATGCAGTTTTACTGGCCGACGTGCCGTATCCGCTGCGTAAATATCAGCAGATGGGCCTCAAGGCGGGGCAGGTCTTCTCGTACCGCGCGCAACTGGTGGACAGGACCGGGAACGAGTCGGGTTACACCGACTGGGTGAGGGGGCAGGTCAGTGTTGATGTGTCTGACATCACTGATGCCGTGCTTGAGCAGATCAAAGATACCGAACTGTTCAGGGATCTGATTGAAAATGCCGTGGAGAGAAGTGAAAAGGTTGCTGAACTGGCAGAGGCGGTCCGTCAAAACGCCGACCAACTGGCGGCGGCAGTGGGTGCGAACCGGCAGACGGCAGAGGGGATTATCAATAACGCTCTGGCTATTGCTGACGTAGTTGTCAGGCAGTCTGCACAGAACGGCGCAAACTCGGCGACATTCACGCAACTGCGGGAGGTGATTGCCACTGAAACCGAAGCCCGCGTTACTGATGTTACACGCCTGGAGGCGAAAACGGACCAGAACGCCGCCGGGGTAACGCAGCTCACGCAGGCGCTGGCTGACGAGACAGAAGCCCGCGCGACGGCGGTCACCCAACTGACGGCGGCCACGACAGCAGCGGCGGAGACTGGGGCGCAGAATACCGCTGCCATCACTGAACTGGATCAGGCTGTCACCTCGCTGGATAGCGCGTCTGCCAGCCGGTTCGACGAACTGTCAGGGAAAACGGCTAACGCGTCCGGCGGGGTGCAAAACACGGCGGTGGCATTGATTGAGAATACACTGGCGCAGGTGAGCCAGCAGGTAAAACAGAGTGTGCAGTACGGCGCTAATGCGGCCAGTATTCAGCGCGTTGAGAGCGCAGTCGCCAGCAGCAATGAGGCCACCGCGCAATCATTGCTCCAGCTCCGCACGGATGTGGCGGGGAATACCTCGTCTATAAACAGTCTGTCTCAGTCCGTCTCCAGTTATCAGCAGGCATCTGCCACGCAGATAAATTCACTGAGTGTAACGGTTAACGGTCATACCTCATCTATCGCCACTAACGCCCAGGCTGTAGCGGATATCAACGGCAACCTGAACGCGATGTACAGCATCAAAGTCGGCATAGACGCCAACGGCGTGCAGTACGCGGCAGGGATGGGGCTGGGTGTGCAGAACACACCCAACGGCATGCAGTCACAGGTTATTTTCCTTGCTGACCGATTCGCTGTTATGTCTCAGGCGGGCGCCGCCGTCACGCTACCGTTTGTTATTCAGAACGGACAAACTTTTATTAACGATGCGTTTTTCCGTGATGCCAGCATTCAGTTCGCGAAAATCACCGATTCATTGAAGTCTGATAATTTCGTTTCTGGTCCTGGTGGCGCCGGGTGGAATCTGCCAAAAAGTGGCAATGCTGAACTCAACAACGTCACGGTGCGCGGCACAGTTTACGCCACTAACGGATCGTTTACGGGGACGGTTTACGCAACAGACGGAGACTTCAAGGGCACTGTTTATGCGAACAAAATCGTAGGCGACGTGGTTAATATGTTCTCTTTACCTGGTGGCAGGTTTAAGGTGGAAGCACAAAAACAAATTGATTTTTATCGCCAGGTTACATGGGTCGCTGGCACCCCATATGATGTCACTATCGCTATTCCGACATTTGTAGTCTGGAATGAGAGCACAAATTATAATAACGCCATGGACGTATACATCAATATAAACGGGAGAGATATTACAGTAGTGCCTCTGGGATTAAAACTATCGTATGTCGCTACCAGTGGTGATGCTCGTCAGGTTAATAACTATGCACCCGTTACAGGTAGTCTGGATATTCCTGCAAATTCAGGGCCAGTAACTATACGAGTGGGTATAAGAGGGATTTCTACTGGCGGGGATAATATATCCATGCAACCTTCAATGGTATTAATTACCAAAAGAAATTCACCAAATTTCACCGGCTATTCAGGTAATTAATTTTAAGCAGTCTGCAAATCAGAATTCGGTGTGAATATTGCGACTTGGCACAAACTATTCTTCTGAATTGAATAATAACCACCTTACAACCCGCTCCGGCGGGTTTTTTTATGCCTGGAGAAAATATGATTTATACAAGTGGTTCAGTCGCGGTTAACGGTAACACGCTGACGGGTACAGGCACGAATTTTACAGCGGCAGGTTCGTTAATTCGTGTTGGCTGCACACTGGTCACTCTGGCAAACCCGGTACAGGTGTTTCAGATAACGGCAATCAACAGTGCTACACAACTCACCGTAACGCCTGCGGCAACCCCGGCAATCGGCACTGGCACTGCTTACGCAATTCTGCTGAGTGATTCGCTGAGTGTTGATGGACTGGCTCAAAACATCGCTGAGACGCTGACGCTGTATCAGCGGAATATGTCGGGTTTTGCCGACGTGATGAACGGGGCGGGTGACGTCACTATCACGATTAACGGTGTGGCCGTCACGGTTCCCGGCCAGAAATCGCTGGCAAAAAAAGGGGAGAATTCCGACATTACCAGCCTGTCCGGGTTAACCACTGCGCTGTCAATTGCGCAGGGCGGTACCGGGGCAAAAACGGCAGCAAACGCGCGCACTGCCCTGCAGCTTGGCCCCAATGATGTGCCTTATTTTTCATCAATCGAACTCACATCATCGACGCCATTTATTGATTTTCATTTTGGCAAAGACGTCGGGGACTATACCGCCAGGATCATCCAGACAGAGGCTAATGCACTTGAAGTCGGCGCCGGGACGGGCAGTCTGTCATTCCGCATCAACGGAGGTCTGCGTGTTGGTGGAGTCTCCTATTCGGGCGGCATCAATATATACAGAGGTAACGGTGATGCGAATGCGCTGTGGGGACTGAATTGCTCAGACGGAAACCTGAACGTTGCGCGGGGATCGGGTGCTGGCGGGACTATCACACTTGGCGACTCTATTGTTGACAAGGTTCGGGGGATTATCGGCAAACAGGGCAGTAGCGGCCCATATCAGGGGAACGCGTGGCAGTTTTACTGGAACACCTCGTCACAACTAGAGGCGTGGGTTGACGTCAGTAAAGTGGGGAATATCAGCCTGTCCAGCACGTCTGATAAAGGGCTGAAAAAGGATATAAACTATCGTAATGATGCAGCCACGGCGCTGGGCGAAGTGCTCCAGTGGCGGCCCGCGGATTTTAAAATGAAAGCGCGGGGCATTATTCCCGAAACAGAAACCATGCTGGGTTTTATCGCAAAC